ATCGCGTTGGCGTCAAGGAGCGCGGCGTAGACGTTCGTGCCAACGACCACGTTGAGGCCGGTCTGCGGCACGCCGTTCTTGCGCAGATGCGCGCGAATCGCGGTGAAGGTCGGGACGGGGTTGGCCGCGTCCCAGCCGATCGAGGTGTCCAGGGTGATCGCCTTGAGGGCGTCGGCCACCAGTTCCTCGATGTAGTCCACCACTGCGGCGACCTGCGGGGAGAGGACCTGCTCGGCGAAGCTGGTCAGGTCCAGGTTCATCTCGCCCTCGGAGAGGCCGACGGCGTTGTAGGCGTGCTCGCCCAGCGTCACCGGAACGGTCGTCTCGGCAAGCTGGTCGAGGATGATGTTGGTGGTGACGTCGTCGATGCCACGGGTGCGGGCGATCAGTGCCGCCGGAACCTTGACGTTGACGGTGCGGCCCTTGCCGCCGCCGCCCAGGAGGTCGTCCGCGAAGTTGCGGGAGACGAGGGCGCCGAGGTAGGAGTCCTCGACCGCCATGGCAACTGCTACCTTGGCGACCTGGTCAGGAGTGTAAAAATCATTAGCCATGATGGGCTACCTTTCGTGAGGGAGGGAGTTAGCGCCGGGCCGCTTTAGCGATAGCGACCGGGTCAAATACGGGTGTCTCCTCGCCGCCGTGTCCGGGGCTCAGTGACGGGGTTGGTTTGCCGGGAAGCCCGGCGCCGTTGTCGTTGCTGGCATCCGTGCCGTCGCCGTCCGTTTCACGTGAAACATCGGCATCCTTGTCTGCCTCGGGCTCCTTGGGCTTACCGATCGAGGCCAGCTTCTCGGCCTTGGCCAGGATGCTCTCCTCGTCGTCGCCGGAGATGAACTCGGCATATTCGGCAATGTCCGGGAACTTGCGGAGGGCTCGCTCGACGTAGAGTTCCTTCTCGGCCTTGGTCGCACGCTCGATGGCGTCCTTGACCTTGGCATCGGCGTCCTCGCTGCCGGTCGTGCTCGCCTGGAGCTCGCGCTGGGCAGTGTCGCGCTCGGTCTTGAAGGTGTCGCGCTCGGCCTTGATGGTGGCCTTCTCGGCGCGCAGGTTCTCGATCAGAGTCCAGGCGCGCTCGGCGTCGAAGTTGTCGCCCCAGGGCGGGGTCGACTTGCTCTCGTCGGCGGTAGGTTCGGTCTTATCGGTGTCAGCCATGGTGTCCTCCTGGGACGGGTAGCGTCCCGGCCTGCGGGTCGCGATGAATGGGGGTGGGTGCGCGGCCACTGGCCGGGCTAGGCCGCCGTTGTTTCACGTGAAACATCGACGGAGGTCTGTAGGTCCTCGGCCTTGACGCCGAGGAGGTTGGAGCGTTTGGTCTCGCCGCGCTTGAGCTTGAGCGCCGCACGGAACTCGCGGACGTTGGGGTAGTCCTGCCACAGTTGCTCTAGCTCGACGGCGTCCGGGCCCCAGCCGTTATCGGCGTCGGCCTTGTAGACGAGCCGCACGCCACAGCCGCAACGGTCATGGGAGCGGAAGGCCACGGTCTGCTCGGAGTAGACCGGCCCGCGCGAGACGAGCATGGCGCAGAACGAGCACGAGGAGCCGTCGGAGATCCGGGCCCAGCCTCGGACGTTCGGATCTCGGCGGGAGGCCTGGACGAGCATCTCGCGGCCGCCGTCAAGCATGATGCGCTTACCGGAGGCGATCGTCGCGGCAAGTCCTGCCTGCATCGCCTGGTCGAGCGGGACGCCCTTGGCGAGTTGCGACTTGACCAGGACGGGCCCGGTCGTGCGGAGCGAGGTGGATAGGGCGCCACGGGTGAGCGGCGCGAGGGCCAGGCCAGCGGCAACCGCTTCCTCGCCAGCGGCGGAGGCTACGCGCATGTAGTACTGGCGGGCCAGCGCATGAGACGCCGTCCGTCCCTGGCGCAGGACCGTTTCCGCCGCCGCCAGGTAGAGCGGGAACGTACGGTCGAGGTCGCCAGGGACGATCGTGCGGCGCCAGATCTCGGCGAGGATACGCTGGATCGGAGCGGTGAGCCGGACCTGCTGGGCGCGGTGAGCGTCGGCGAGGGTATGTCCGTTATCCACGGGCTACTCCTCGACGACGGCGGAGGCCGGGGCCTCGATCGCGGTCTGGCGCTGGAAGTCGCCGACGAGCGAGCCGAGGAGGTCCGTGGACTCGCGTAGGGCCTTCCAGCGCTCGACGTCCTGGTCGGTGATGCCTGGGATCTGCTCCCAGAGCGCCTCGACCGGGACCGCGAGCATCTGGGCCATCTTGCCCAGGGCGTCGACGGTCTGAGCCAGCGAGCGGGCCTCGGTATCGCGCCAGCGGACTTGCGCGGAGGTGTCGGCCGTTCCGGCGGAGTCGCCAGCGGCGAGGGCCGCCAGGCGGAAGCCCTGCTCCCAGGACTCGCCGAATACGGTCTCGTACTCGCCGATCTTGTACTGGGTCGAGGACTGTAGCTGGGCCAGGGCCTCGGCGGAGAGGTTGACCAGGTCGCCCGTCAGGATATTCGGGGAGATCTGGGAGACGGCCGCCAGGGTCTTGACGGTGGACTCGTAGGCCTGCATATGGCCGGAGAGCTCGGTCTGGGCGAAGTCGCCGAACTTGGCGCCCTCGTCCTCAGCGACCCAGAGGCGGTCGACGGCGGCCTGGAAGGGCTCGATCGGGTTGCCATCCTCGTCCTCCGGGATCGCCAGGCCGGTCGCCCAGCGCTGGCGGAACGAGGCGTACTGGAGCGCGATGAGGGTGGAGAATACGATCTCGTTGACGCGGTCCTGGAGGGTGATGATCGGCCGGATGATGCCGACGGCCTCGCCGTCCAGGCGGTCGCGGAAGCGGACGAACGGGACAACGCCGAGACCGTGCGCCTCGGGCTTACTGAGGATCCAGTTCTCGGAGTCCTTGGGCCGGGCGAACGTGTAAACGCTCTCATTGTCGTAGATCTCGATGATCCTGGTGCCGTCGGTCGTCGTGCCCTTGCGGCGGAGGCCGATCTCCGGGAACTCGTCGTCGGGATCGGCGTACCAGGCCGCCGAGCGGAGCGGCGAGAGCGGGCGCCAGAACGGCACGCGCCGGGACTGGACCGTGCCGGGCAGGATCAGCGTGTAGGAGGCGCCGTAGTCCAGGGCGCCACGGTGCGCGATGCCCTGGCGGGCGTCGAGGCCGTTGGCCTGCCAGTAGTCCCAGGCGGTCGAGTTGGTCGCGGCCTTCGCCGGACGGTAGCCGTCGACAAAGAGACCCTTGGCGTACGTGTCGGAGATCAGCGGCGTCCAGTTGGTGATCGCGCGCTTGGCCAGGTGGCGATATTCGGCCTTGGCGCCCTTGGGCATGTAAGGCTGGTCCTGGTCGCCGTTGAGGTAGCGGCGGACCTTGCCGAGGCGTCCCTCCTTGTCGAGGTCTGCCTCCAGTTCGCCGTCGAGGCGCGCGGCCAGCTTGGCGTCGATATTGGCCATGGTGCTCCTTTCAGGCGAGCTAGAACCCAGCTACTCGGCCGGTTGATCTGCGGTGTTTCTTGAGCCCGCCCTCGGCGAGGAAGCGGGTACGTGCCATGCGCGAGAGCGCGACACAGATGGCGGCGTCGACCTTCTTGGGAGACTCGCGGGTCTCCTTGCCGAACGAGACGCCCCAGCGGTTCGGGCGACGGCGGGCATTGAGGACGTGCCGGGTGAGGATCTCGTCGGCCTGGGCGCCGGAGGCGGGGCCGTAGAGAACCTTGTGGTCGTTCCAGGGGAGCTCGGCGTCGGTGATGGCGCGGTGCGTGGCCTCGATGCCTCGGACGGTGTCCTGTTGGTGGCCGCGCATGTCCCAGCCGATCGCGTGGCGGGTCGTGGCCTTGACCTTGAGCCGCTCGCCGTACTCGTCGCGCCAGGCGTCGACGTCGGTCTCCCAGTAGGCGACGTCAGAGAAGAATGCGACGACGTCCAGGGTGCTGAATGCGGAGTCGATCGCGTCGCGGACTTGGTCCTTGGGGACCTCCCAGCCTTGCCCCTTGGGGCCCTCGGGCTTTTCCCAGATGCCCAGGAGGAATACGGCGCCGTCCTCGATGCGACATGCGACCAGGGCGGTCGAGTCGTCGGTGAGCGAGCCGTCGAAGCCGAGAGCGACGACGTCCCCGTCGCGCTTCCACTTGCCGGGCTCGGCGAACTTGAGCGGGCGGAGCTCCTTGGAGCGGTTGGTGGCCCATTCATGCGGCGTTACCCAGGAGTCAGCGGCCGCCACGATCTGATTGAGATAGAATCGGCGCGCTTCCTCCGGCGGGGTGTCCGGGTCGTAGACCTCGGCCAGGATGCGCTCCAGGTCGAGCCAGGTGGCGTCGCCGTAGGCGGCCTTGAGGCCAGCGATCACGGCGGGCTCGTCGGCCAGGTCGATCCCGTCCGGCGCCTCGCGGGTGTCGTAGAGGATGCCGGTGGCCTTGGAGCGGCCCTCGATCACGGAACGCCACGCGAGGTAGGAGGACTCGGCGACCGATTCCTGGCCGGGCTCGTGCGCGTTCGTGGTCTCGATCGCGCGGGCGGAGCCGTCGCGGGACTTGGCCAGGTTACGGCGGACGACCTTGGCGAGCGCCTTGCCGCCGTTGGACTTGGTCCAGTGGTGGGTCTCATCCATGATGGCGAACGACGGGCGCGCGCCTTCCTGGGTGGAGGAGCTCGCGGTGATCGGGACGATCTTGCCGCCGTTGGGGAGGAGGATGCGGGTCATGCCGACGTCGAGGCCGAACTCGTCGACCATGGCCGACTCCTCGCACATTGCGCGGATGGCGGCCATGGTGTTCTCGGTCTGCGTCTCGGACACGCCAGCAATGACGATCCAGGGCATCGGGTGAGTCTGGCCGACCGGGTCGCCGTCCTCGTCCCAGTGGGAGAAGCGGACGGGGCCGGTGAGTTCCGCGAGCGCGAGCGCGCCCAGGAAGGGCGACTTGCCCCAGCCCTTAGCACGCCGGAGGACCGCGCGGCGGTAGATGAACTTGCCATGCTCGTCGACCGCGTAGAACCACAGGGTAAAGCGTTTCTGCTCGGCGGTGAGACGGAAGGGCTCGCCTGCGTCGTCGCCGTCAGGCTGGAGGCAGTACTCCTCGATGTGGTCGATCACGCCCCAGCCGAGCGAGGCTTGGGACGCGGGGAAGACGGGGATCGAGACGTAGGCCTCGACGGCCTCAACGATGCTAGACGTCACGGCGGGCCGCCTTGACGGAGCGAAGCTGGACGACCTCGGCGTCCTGGCCGCCCTTCTCGATCTCGATCCGGGCGCGCTGGCGGTCGACGTAGGTGGCGCCGAAGCGCTCCTCGATCAGACGGAGCTCGCTGGCGGCGGCCGCGCTGGGCTTGACCACGTTCTTCCAGAGATAGTCGTGGAGGAGGGCGGCGCGCTTGAGGACTTCCCAGTCGGTGTCCTCGAATAGCTGGGCCTGCGGCGAGATCCGCCAGGCGTGCCACCAGATGAGCGTCTCCTGGTGCGGCGAGGGGATCGACTCGGGGAAGTCGGGCCCTCGGATTACGCCGTCGGGCTTGACGGAGACGGAGCCAGCCTGGCGGCGCTTGGTGTCGCGCTCGCGCTGGTGTTGTTTCTGCGGTGCGGGACCACGTCCGGCCATAGCTGGCCTCCTTTCGGGCTATAGGGCCTCAGCGGCCCAGAATGGGGTCTAGGAGCGCCTGAGAGGCGTTCCGGGTAGGGGAGGCCGTCCAGGGCCCTCAAAAGCCTCAGACCCGCGCGCACAGGTAGATGCTATGCCGGTTCGGAACGGGAGCCATGGGAGGGATAGGGTCCTCCCCCAGGGGGTATCGACGCCGACAGAATCAGAACGGCGGAGGTACGGCGGGTGGCGGCGAAGGGTCTTGCATCGGGTCGATCATGCCGGGATGCTTCTCAGGCTCGCGTCGCATGGTGGCTCGCGGTCGACGTGCGGCCGCGCCCTCGGCGCTGGACTTGCGAGCGTGGTGCCATCGGCACAATGCCTGGAGGTTGCCATCGGAGTGATCGTCTCCGGCCTCGACGTGGTCGACCTGGTTGGCAGGCGCGCCGCAACGGTGGCCCGTGCTGTCCTTGGCCTGGCACTTGTACCCGTCACGCCTCAGCACGCGGACGCGGCGGATGGGCCAGTCGTCGGGTAGACGCTGGGCTCGGGCACTGGGCCCGCTACTCCATGCCATCGTCGTCCTCCTCGCGGGAGGGTGGGGTGTCGCGGCGCTGGAAGCCCATCGGGTACGGGGCGGGGGTCTCGTCGAGGGCGGTCTCGGACTCTACCTCGTGGACCTCGGGCTCCTCGGTTTCACGTGAAACGCGGGCGATGTTGGACTCGACGACCCACTGGAAGCGGCCTAGCTGGATCACAAGTAGGGCCATGCGGGCCTCCTTCCAGGCTGTGTAAACGATCGGGGAATGGGCAAAAGAAAACCCCGCCTGCTCGACCAGTGGAGAGGACACTGGGAGCGGGCGGGGTTGCGGGCCGAGGAGCGCGGGTAGCGGGCGCGCTTCCAGATACTCGGCCGGTCGGGTTGGTCTGTTGGTGCTACTCCCGGCGTTGGTCGACCTCGGCCGGGAGCGGCGTTGACGAGGTCTTAGCCCGCCTCGTCGCGGGTAGTACCTGGGGAGGAATCGAACCCCCGCCAGCTACAGCGCTTCCATGGCGCTCCTGCTGGCCTACCAACTTCCAGGCGAGGCCCGGCGTCTCACGACGAGCGGGCAGTTGCCGTAACCCAGGCGGGGAGATACTTGGACCGTCCTTTCATCAAGGGCAATGCTTGGATCTTAGGTGGGAGGAGGAAGGCGCAGGCCCTCATTCTGTAGTTGAGGCTCGCCGTACTTAGGAGCCTTCCTCCTCCTATGGAGAGAGAGCGCCAGGTTTGGGACACGCGGACGTTTACACGCCGTCGGTCTCCTCCTCGCGGTAGGCGCGGGCCAGGTCGGCACGGCACTCCTTGCAGAGGCGGGTCAGGCCGTCGGGCCTGCTGCTGTCCGGCGTGAACGCGGAGACCGGGAGGTCGTTCTCGCACGCCGGGCACGCCTTGCCGGAGTGGGCCTTGCGGTACTCCAGGCGCCGCATGGTGGCGGCCGTCAGGAGATCGACCTCCTCCGGCGTCCTGCCGTACTTCCCGGCGACGGCGCGGATGCGGTCCTCGGTCGAGATCTCGGAGGCCATTAGATGCCCTTCTCGATCGCGCGGGCGAGCTCCAGGTGGAGATCGAGGAGCTCCTGGTCGGCCTCCGGGGTGTCCTCCTCGACGATCCTGGCCAGGCGGTCGAACTCCAGGAGCTTCCAGGCGATCGTCATGGCCTGGACGGTGACGGTCTCGGGCGAGGCGTCGTCGTCCTTGGGATCGACGGCGACGTCCAGGAGCTCCAGGTGGTGCGGGGAGACGACCTGGGACATGCTCGACCCCTGCTCGTTCAGGGCCCGCACGCGGACATTCTGCTTGTCGTCGCCGGGGTATTTGGCCTCGACGACGCCCTCGGTCTCGATGCCGAAGTAGACCGGCGTGGACTGGGCGGTCCTGGCGTACTCGGCGACGCGGACGCGGGCGCCGACGGGGAACTGGTTGGGCGTGGTCATTATTTCCTCAGTTGGGCTAGGGTGCGGGTCAGGTCCATGGAGCGACGGCGTAGCGTGCCGGACGCGGCGGAGCCCCAGGAGTAGTCGTTGGGCGAGGTGGCGCGGACCTTGCCGGGCTCGTCGTAGTAGCGGGGCTCCAGGGCGTCCCGGTCGAGCTCGTCCATAAGCTCGTCGGCCGCCACGATGAACCGGGCGGCCTCCAGCTTGGCGTTCTCGATCTTGATTCGGGTCATGCTCACAGCGTGATCCCGAAGGCCTCGGCCGGACCGCCGAAGAACTTGTTGATCGTCATCTCGCCGGACTCCAGACGCTCCAGGGCGAGCATGGCGTTGCGCGGCGAGCCGAACGGGTAGGCCTCGCCGGTCTCGCGGTCGACCACGCAGGTCACGCGCTCGCCCTCCTTGGTCGTGCCCTCGGCCGGGTAGAAGCGCTTGGCGGGCTTCTGCGGGCCTTCCTGGCCATGGGTGGGCAGTGAGTCCAGGGCGGCCATGAAAGCCGCTACGATCGCGTCCTGGTCCTCCTGGGGGAGCACTTCTCCCATGGAGGGGACGTCGACCGGGCGCTCGTCCTGGTGGTCCTCGACCGGGAGGGCCTCGGCCATCGGGTGATCGTGCGGCATGTCGTCGCCGATCTGCATCAGGAGACCGCCGATAAAGCACGTGGACGTGTCCGGGTGGTCGTTGACGGCCTCCAGATGCGCGGCGATCGCGTGCATCATCGTGGCGTACGTGTCGCCGAGGCGGTCGTTGCCCTGGATCTCGCCGTAGGGGTGGTTGGTGGCGGCGTTGGAGTTCTTGAGCCACTTGATCATCTGGGCGAACTCGTCGGCGTTGGGGTTGCTGCTGGTGGCCACGGTGGGCTCCTTTCAGTCTGTGTGTATCGGACACAGAGAGAGAGCGCCAATTCGCCAGCTTTGCCCACGGGCATAAAGAGAGCCCCTCACCAATGCATCCATGTGAGGGGCTCTCCCGCATAGCGGGCCGTTTGCGGGGGTGCCTCGGATTAGGCCGACCCGCCGAGATCGAGTCTACGCCGGGACGGCCATGGCGGTCCACTCCTCGCGGAAAGCGAGCCACGCGCGGCCCTGGCGGCGCCGGTCGGCGATCAGGAGGTCGCGGGCCTGGCCCAGGACGTCCTCGGCGTACTCGTGCGACTCGATCCGGCCGGTGCGGAGCATGTCGTCGGAACGGCGGCGGGCCTCCTGGGAGATGGCCCAGCCCTCCTCGCGGGCCAGGGTGAGCTTGATGGCGACCTTCTCGGCCTCGACGACGGTAACGGGGGTGTGCATGGCGGGCTCCTTGAGTAGTGAACGTTGTGTAAACGACGGTACGGCACGAGCCACGCCTTACGCAAGTCGGGTACGCAAAAGCCCTCCCGAGCCGAGGCAGGGGAGGGCTTGAGCGTTAGGCCATCACGGCCAGGAGGAGGAGCGCATAGGCGAAGATGGCGACCCAGACGATACCCAGGACCCAGCACGCCCAGCACTTGAGCGGGTTATGTATGTAGCCGCCTAGATTGCGCGGCCACTTCCAGCCAGGGGCCGAGTGCCTTGGCGCCGATCGAGGCCTCGTCCTCGGCAGGCTTGCCCGAGCCGAGAGCCCAGGCGTTACGGAGGACGACCGCCTCCCGGATCTCCTCCGGGCTCGGATCACGCGGAGCATACGGACCCTTGCTCACGCGCAGGTCTGGCCGTAGCGGATCTGCCAGGCGTCACGCTTGCCGAGCACGTACCGTTCAAACCAGTTGTATTTGACGTAGACGGCCACGTAGCCGTTGCCCTGGACACAGTCGGTAATCGAGTACGCCTGGGCAGGCGCCGAGGTCGCCAGCAGGGCGCCTCCGGCGACCGCGAGGGCCGTGGCGTACGTGGTGAACTTGCGGAGCATGGTGCCTTCTTTCAGTCAGACGTGGCGGACCACGTCGGTTAGGGTGTCCAGCGCCTCGGCCAGGACGGGCCAGTGACGCCGGAGACGGCGCTGGGCGCGGAAGTGGAGGGACGGGAACGGGCCGGGATCATTCCAGGCCAGGACGACCGTCTCCAGGGCGCGCATGAGCGGGCGGACCTGGATGGAGCCATACGGGAGCGGATCATCCGCCATTGCGGAACTCCTCCAGCACGACCATCCCGTTTAGCGCGTCCAAGGCCTTGACGAGATCCGGGGCGGTCTCCTCCAGGGTCGCCATGGCCGGACCGTCCAGGGCGACGAACGCCTCCAGGATCTCGGCGAACGAGGTGCGGGCTCCTTGCTCGGCCCGCTCGGCCTCGATCATGGCGACCGTACCGACAATGTCGGCCAGCTTGGCGAAGTCGAGCGGAAGCCACGGGCCGACCGTGCGCTCGACAGTCGCCGAGACGACGGCGCGGCCCTTCCCGTGGGAGTTGGCCTGGGCTCGCGCCGGGCCGACCGTGGCGTAGGGGCCAATGATCCGGACCGTGCCGTCGCTAAGCTCGATCCGGGCGCGGAAGATGGGAGCGTCCGGGCCTGCCTGGTAGGCCCGTGCCGTGCTACCCACGGCGAGCCGCCTTGCGGGCGCGCTTGGCCGCCTTATTGATGCGGCGGCGGTCGGCGATCACGTCGGCCGGGACGGTTCCGGCGTAGACGTGCTTGCGCAGGCGGGTGAGGCCGACGAGGATGGCGAACTGGAACTTATTGGGCTCGATCACGGTTAGGACTCCTTGGTGAGGTTGGTGAGCTTGGCGTAAAGGGCGGCGTCGGAGGCAAGCTGGGCCAGTTGCGCGGGCGTGCAGCTGGCGACGGCCTCCTCGGCGGTCTCGCGGGACATGAACGGGTAGGCCACGCGGGCGGCGTGGTCCAGGACGGAGGCGCCGATCTCCTCGTCGACGACCTCGATGCGCGGGCGGCGGCTCACTTGGTGCCTCCGGCGTGGATCTCGCGGGCCTTCCTGGCCGCCAGGCGCCAGCGCTCGCGGGAGCCGTAGTCGACGTGGGCGCCCCAGACGACCGGCGCCGGAGAGACGTTGTAGGCGGCGGCGTAGAGCTTGAGCGCCTCGGCGTCCAGCTTGGCCTCCTCGGCCTTGGCGGCCTTGACGGCCTCGTCCTTGACCTTCTCCTCGGCCAGGCGGATCTCGATCTTGCGCAGGTAGAAACGGGCCATGGCGATCGAGTGGGCGTCATTGTCGACGCGGGTGTCCTTCTCGGGCCATCCGGCACGCTCCAGGAGCGCCAGGGCGACGGAGACGGCGTCGTCCTTGGAGATGTTGACGCCGGAATCGTAGGACTTGAGGTAGGCGCCGTTCTCCTCGGCCTCCTCGATGATCATGCGGTCGCCGTCCTCGTCGACGTAGACGTAGACGTCGAGATCCGCGTGGCAGGCGGCCGAGGGATCGACGTCGTCGGAGAAGCTGGCGGGAAGGTTGGCGAACACTGGGGCCTCCTGGCGGATCGAGTGGCGGTCGGCGGCCCGGCGCATGCTGGCGACGACCGTGTCGAGGATCGAGTGGTAGGGCTTGAGGTCGGCCTCGGGGAGCGCGATGCCCAGCGAGAACGGAGTGGGGAGCTTGATCGCGGGCGGCGCCGGGATCGGCGGGATCGTGTCGGCCACGTCGACGACGATGGCCTTGGCTCCGGCGGCCTTGAGGAGCGCGCGGGCGACGGCCGGGGCATCCTTGCGGGCGACGTAGGTGCCGCTCTCTCCCGCTCGCACGTACGCCGTGGTGTAGTCGGTCTCGCCGTTGCGGAGCGCCGTGTGGATCTCTAGCTCGTCCCACTCGTCGTCATGGTAGAAGAACGTGTTGGGCTGGGAGTGGTTCACTTGGCGGCCTCCTCGGTCTCGGGCTTGGGCTTGCGGGTGCGGGGCGTGCGGGGCTTGGGCTTGGCCAGATCGACGACGGCCTGGTCCGCGATCTCGATGGCGGTCTGGCCGGGGAGCTCGGCGCGCTGGACGACGGTGATGGGCTCGGGGCCCTGGGCCAGGACGGCGAGCGAGGCGTGGACGCTGGCCTCCATGAGGAATGCGAGGCGGGCGGGCGAGCCAGCGGCCAGGCCGGTCTCGGTGGCCTTGGTGAGAAGGCGCTCGGCCTCGGTGCGGTGATGTTCCGTTCGGGTGGCCATGCTGGCCTCCTTCCTGGTCGGTTTCTGCGGACACACAGAGAGAGCGCCAGTTTGGCCAGTTTGCCCAGGGCGGCCGGTGAGCGGCCCCATGCCGGTGAATGTCGGGCGTGATGTAGAAGTGTCGATATGTACCTACACTCCCTATCCGTCCTCAAGAAAGCTAAGACTTGAGAGGGGATAGAGAGTGTAGGTACAGAACGACACTTCTACACACTTTCGACATGCGAGGAGCGCCTCCGGCGTCTCTCCCGGCGTCGCCCGGCGCCTCGTTACCACTTAGGGACGCTCTCCCGGCGCATTGTGGTACGTCCAGGCACGCAAAAGCCCCGCCTCCAGCGTGGGAGACGGGGCTTGCGGGTCTAGCTGGCGTTCGGGCCGTGCTCGCCGAGGAGCTCGTTGATGGCGGCCTTGAGGAGGTGCTTGTCGACGAGGTCGCGCATGGCGGTGACGGTCTCCTCGACGACGTCGGAGGCGCCGTAGGGCTGGACCACCTCGGAGGCCAGGAGGGTTGAGCCCCGGTAGGTGTCGCGCTTGCGGAGCTCGACGATGAGGGCGCCGGTCGGCTTGCCGGTGCCGTTGCCGTACTGCTCGGAGATCCGGTAGAAGTGCGGCTCGGTGATCTCCGGGGCGCCTGCCTTGATGAGTCGTTCGTAGATGGTGGCCATGGTGGCTCCTTGCGTGAGTGCTGAATGGGTTACGCATGGAGAGAGCGCCAGTTTGGCCAGAATGCCCAGGAGCCGATCTAAGGGCATGAAAAAGCCCCGCCTAGCTGGAGGGCCGGGCGGGGCTTGTTCGGGGCTCCTGGGGCTAGCGGAGGTCGCGGTAGACGTGATCGGCGGGGCCGACCAGGAGGCGGGATGCCTGGCCGACGGGCTCGCCGTCGACGAGGACCTGGGCCGTGCCGCCGTTGTGGAGGTCTGCCTCCTGGTAGCCGACCATGCCAGCGGAGTGGTAGTCGGCGACCAGGGCGCGGGCCGTTGCGTAGTCGTGGTCGAGGTACGCGGTGCGAACTGCGGCGGCGGCGAAAGACTTGAACATTTGGGGCCTTCTCTCTATTTAGCTATCAAGGGGTGGTGCGTGTAAACAGTCTAAGGGGTGGAGGGCGCCTCGCGCAAGTCCTGCGGGAGACGCCCTCCCGGAGGCGTCTAGCCTGCGTAGTCTGCCAGGAGGCGGCTCCTGGTGAGCTCGGCGGTCATAACGCCGTTGACCAGGCGGTAGCCCGAGCGGGCCCATCCATCGGCGGCGATCTTGCGGTCGAGTACGCGGAGGAAGTTGTTGCCGTCCTTGGCCGTGTAGGTCTTGCCGGTCGAGAGGGCCAGGAACACAGTTCCGGCGGCCTGGGCGAGGGTGGCGGTTGCGGCGGTTGCGGGCTGGGTGGTCATTTTGTCCTCCTGGGTTGTTCTTGCGGCGTGTAAACAGTCTAAGGCACGAGGGCCGCCACGCGCAAGTCCCACGCAAAAGCCCCGCCGGGATCTCTCCGGGCGGGGCTCCTGGGCCGGTCTAGGCCGTCTCCTCCATGACCTCGTCGTGGCACGGGCATTTCGGGGCGCCGTACTCGTCCAGCCACTTGCGGGTCATGCGGATGGTGTAGCCGCTCTCCGGGCACTCGACCTTGAGCATCCGGGTCCCTTGCTTCTTAGGAGTGTGGGCGCCAGCGCCGCCAGCGAGAGCGGCGTGGGGGTAGTCGCCGAGCTCGGCGTGGAGCTCGTCCAGCTTGGCCTTGAGCTCATCTCCGGCGACCGTCGCGGTCATCTTGCCGGTGAGGCCGAACGCCTTGGCGATCTTGGCGAAGCGGCCCTTGTGGCCCGAGGTGCAATCGTCGATCGCGTGGATCAGTTCGTGGGCCAGGACGTCGAGGACGCGGACGGCGTCGTCCAGGACCGGGGAGATGAACAACTGGGCGACGTTGTCCTTGGACTGGGAGGAGGCCCAGCACTGGCCGATCACGGAGTTCTTGCGGCCGGAGCCGCCGGGCCAGCCGACGGAGACGCGGACGGTGGGGAGCTCCTCGCCGATCTCGGCGTAGAGCGGGCGCATGGCGTCGATAGCGGCGACGAGCCATTCTTCGCGGGTCTGGAACTTGGTGGCCATGGTGTCCTCCTGGGTTGGTGTAGCTCGTGTAAACGAGTCTAGGGCATGGCGGGCGACTTGCGCAAGTCCGGGAACGACGAATGCCCCGGCCGGTGATGGCCAGGGCTTCCGGGTTACTCGTCGTAGTCGTGGCAAGGGCACGAGGAGCGTCTCACGCAGACGCCAGGCTCGGCTCCTGGGTATTGGCACTCGTCACAGCATGGCATGGGTAGGTCCTTCCTCCAGCTTGGCGGCCGCACGCTTGGCGGCCATGGCAACGCGGTTTTGCTCGCGGTTGGCGTCTCGCGCGCATTCGATGCACACGTGGCGGCCCTTGCGGAACTCGTCGACGGGCTTGGTCTGCTGGCACTTGCGGCACGGCCTGGGGCCCTCCTCGTCGGCGGGCGCCTCCTGGACGCCGAGCGCCGCGCGCATCTTGGGCATCGCGCTCGCCTTGAGCTTGCGGACGACGGTGCGGGTCTTGCCCATCGCCATTCCCGCTAGGGTCTCGGTGAGCGGCTGGCCGTCGTCGGTGTCGAACCCGTAGAGGAGCCGGACGGCGTCCTCCTCGTCGTCCTCCAGGACCGCCAGGGCGTCGCGGACCATGATGGCCTCCTCGGCCTCGACAATGTCGTCGACGTCGCCATCCCAGAGCGAGGAGGCGTAGGTGAGGGCGTCGTCCATCTCCTCGCCGTCGTCCTGGGAGAGCGCGTCATAGCTCCCGGCGGCGCGGAGCGCGCGGTAGAGGGCCAGGGTGGTCTCCGGCGTGAGTTTGTGCTGGAGGCAGATCTCCAGGGCGACGTCGAGGTCCTGGTCGGCGGCGGCCATCAGGGCGAAGAACCGACGGACGGTCTTGGACGGGATCGAGAAGGGCGAGGTCCCGGCCCAGTCGATCTCGTCGTAGGCCTCGCGGAGGGTGAACTTGGCGGTTGAGGCCAGGCGCGTTCCACGTGAAACATCGTGCTTGGCGATCGCCTCCATGATGCCCAGGACGGCCAGGGAGCGGGCCTCCTCGCGCTGGGCGAGGGTGGCGGAGTGGCCCAGGGGCGCGAGGGCGCGGAGAGCGGCGCCGCGCATGGCGGGAGCGTAGAGGTAGAAGATGGCGACGGACGCCTCCGGGTCGCCGTCCTGGGCGGCCTGGATCAGGACGGCCTCCTCCTCGACGGAGGGCGGCTCGACCTCGACGTGGCGGTCGAAAATTTCGCGGATAAATGAAGTGGTAGTCATGTTCATAGAGACCGCCAGATTAGCCGTTTTGCCCACGCGGCCCGAAACGCGAGAAGCCCCGCCCGGCGTGATGCCGAAACGGGGCTACTCAATTTTAGGGGTGGGCGGTTCTATGGTATTTGCAAGGGCGGTCGCCTAGCGTGAGGACATGCTCACACCAGACGCCCTACGCAACGCCGAGAGCGGCCCTCATCTTGCCGAGGCCGTCCTGGTGGTGGCGCTGGGTCTTGGAGCGGGAAAAGCCCAGGCGCTCGCCGATGGCGTCGTCGGTGAAGGTGTTGGGCTCGGTGAAGCCGTAGGCCAGGCGGATTACGTCCTCCTCCAGGTCGTCGACGGCGTCGAAGGCGGCCTCGACCAGGAGCGTGTCCTCCTCGGCCTCCTCGGTGCGATCGAAGTGGAGCGGGTGAACCGTGAGGTTCTCCCAGGAGAGCGCCGTGCCGCCGTCCTCGTCCTCGCCGGAGGAGGCGCGCTCGATGTTGCGGAGAGCGTCTTGCGTGGCGAGAAACGCCTTGAGCGACATGCCGGACTTGCGGCTCTTGACGAGGTCGACGGGGTCGACGCCCTGGTCCTTGGCCGTGCGCAGGACGGAGAAATAGCGCTGGATCGTGCGGGTCGGGACGGCCATGTCGGTCGTCGTGGCGGTCGCCATGCCGACGGCCTTCTTGAGGTCGAAGGTGAGGACGGCCGCGAGGCGCTGGGAGCGGGCCGGGTCGAACTTGCCGATCGCCTCCAGGAAGGACAAGAGGAGATCCATGCGGAGATCCTCGACCTCCTCGGCGGTCTGCTGGCCGGACTTGCTGGCCTTGCCAGCGGCGGAGCGCAGGGCGTAGCCGTAGGCGTAGATGAGGGCCATCTTCGCGTCCTCGTCGCCGTCCTGGGCGCGGGCAATGACGGCCTGCTCCTCGGCGTCGGTAGCGAAGCGGGCGTTGATGTTGGTGTTGTAGACGGTGTCGAGGATGGTGGTGAAGTTCTCCACTTGAATGCACTTCCTTCCAGAAGGCTCGTTCGGTAGGCGCCTCACGCGAGACGCCCGGTACTAACCCGGTGGCCATCGGTAGCCGCCGGGTGGTGAAGCGTGCGATCACATCGACCGCAACTCTTCTATTGTATCACAGCCTGGAGGCGCCTTGCGCATGTCGCTCGCGGTGTCTCCGGTGAACCGTGTAAACACAGCTTATCACACGCGCGCGGCGCCTCCTGCCACCTAGTAGAACATCTGGGTTACTCGGTTTATTCCTGCGTACCCTCCCAGGCGTCCAGGGCCCGCGTGAGAGCGTCGAGATCCTCGCGCAAGATGGCCTCGTGCTCGCGCAGATGGCGCCTTGCGCGCATGGCCCGCTCGCGGACGTCCAGGCGCCGGGCGTCAAGCGCTATGTCCGGCGTGGGGTCGCCGTGCCCGCCGATCGCCTTGGAGCCGGACTCGTCCGGGTGGCGGGGCTTGGGCGCCGGGGCGGCGCTGTACTCGATGGCGGAGGCCTCGACCAGGAGGGCGGATAGTTGTAGGTAGGTGCGCGCGGTGTCTCGCACGTCGGGGATCAGTTCGGACAAGGTAGGACCTTCTTTCAGAAGTCGGAGGAGAGCGAGGACCCGGCGCTTCACCAGGAGCCCTCGTCGGGATTGGCGCCGTAGGCACTGCCCCAGTTCTTGCCCTCGACCGAGCCGGACGAGGAGAGGCGGACGCCGTAGAAGTCGACGGACATGATACGGCCGAGCTCGTGCGCGAACTCCTGGGCGTCCTTCTCGGGCGCCTGGGCCACGAGCTCATCGTGGACCGGGAGGAGGAGGTGGTCGCCGAGACCCGCGTCGAACACGTCGACGACGGCCTGGGCCAGGACGTCGCGGGCGGTCGACTGGATCACGTAGTTGGTGGCGCTGTAGAGCCGGTCACGGTCGAGCGGGAGGTGGCGGCCGGAGACGGTCACGACTTCCTTCTTGCCGTACTGGGCGCGCGACTGGAGCCGCTGGGAGTAGCGCTTGATCTCCGGGAACACGCGGTCATACTCGGCGATGGCGTGGGCGACGGCGTCGATCGGAGCGCCGGTCTGGCGGGAGAGGGTGGCCTTGCCGCCGCCGTAGACCTTGCCGAAGCCGATGCCCTTGGAGAGCTTGCGGTGAAACTTGGTGTAATCCGGGCCGTAGATCAGCGCGGCCGTGTAGCCGTGGAGGTCGACGCCCTGGAGGATGGCCTCCTTGATGCCCTTGACGTCGGCCAGGGCCGCCAGCACGCGCATTTCGATCTGGTCGTAGTCGCTCGTGATGATCATCTGGCCGGGGTCGGCGACGACCGCGCGGCGGACCTTGTAGTCGCCGGAGGGTAGCTGCTGGAGCGGCGGCCGGGAGATCGACATGCGGGCCGTGCGGGCCTGTAGCGTGCCGATGCTCGCGTGGAGCCGGTCGCCGTTGTCGCGGTAGTTGAGGAAGGCGTCGACGTAGCTGGTCTGCCACTTGCTCGCGCGCTTGGCGCGGAGGACCGCGTCGGCGAGCGGGTTAGCATCGCGGGCCTCGATCCGCTCCCACTCCCGGTCGAGGTCCGCAAAGGGCATCAGGACCTCCTTGTCGACCTTCCAGGCGCCGGAGTCCGTGGTCTCGGAGAGCGTCTCGCCCATGGCCAGGAGCGCCTCGGAGATCTGGGGGTTACTGTTGACGTTGGCGACGCCGTAGCGGGCGGCGATCTTGCGGTACTTCTCGGCCTCGACCATGAGTTCCTCGCGGAGCTTCTCGACGTAGGGAACATCGAGGAGGACGCCCTTGCGTTCCATCAGGCAGACGAGCGACTGGAAGTGATGCTCAAACTTGGAGAGGTCGGAGAGGCCGATCGCCTTGACGAGCGGGCCGATCTCCTTGAACAGACGCGAGACGTAGATAACATCGAGCCCGGCGTAGCGCACGTACGTCTCGTTGTCGATCGGAATGTGGCGCCAGCCGTTGTCCTTGGTGCACTTCTTTCCCGTGTCGGGATTGTCGATCGTGCGGAATACGGCCGTGAGGCCCTCCTGGGTATCCTCGGCGCGGTCGCACACGTAGATCGTCGAGAGGGGCTTGAGCTTGAGCCCGGCGCCGCCCTCGTGCGGCTGGCGCGGGTCCAGGAGGTGAGCCAGGATGCGCGAGTCGATCACGCGATCGGCGAGCTCCTCGATCCTCACGCCGAGCGTATGGTCGATCACCTTGAGGTCGAACGCGGCGTTGTGGACAACGAACGCGCGGCGGGAGCGGAGGGTCTTGCGGATCACGTCGGCGAACAGATCGGCACGGAGGACCCAGGCCTCGCGGTCGTTGCCGAACTGGACCAGGCGGACGCCGAAGTCGCGCTCGTAGATCCCGAGGCCGGTGGTCTCCGTGTCGAGGCCCAGGACCTTGTCGCCCTGGGAGAGGAAGGCGTCGAAGCCAGCGAGCTCGGAGCGCCGCTCGGGGAAGTAAATGGTGCATTCGTCGCCCGCTACTGTGTGGGACAAGGTAAGCATGGTCACTCCTTTCGGGAGGGTGTGTAAACGTTGCGTGGCCGTCGGAGGAGTTGAACCTCCCAGGAGAGGGACCGTCGTCGATCGACCGGGTCAAGGGGTCAAGGGGCGACGACGGCACGGGTTCTCCTGGCCGCTACGGCCTAGACCCCCAGCCCGCCCAGAGTCCAGTCGTGGACGGGCCGGAGGCTTGTATGCCTAGTTACTGTGCCTAGGCGTTGTTGATGCCAGCGCGCTCAAGCTTGCGCATGGCGGACTTGAATGCACGGTCGGGACCGTAGCCCCGTCGGTGCCAGGAGCGGAGCCGCTTGCGGCCCTTGCCCTTCTGCCGGTGCCCCACTACGACGCCTCCTCACAGAAGGCGTCGCCCGTGGGCGTGTGGTGGATCAGGTGGCAGTGGTCGCACACGTGCTCCAGCGGGCCGAGCTCGGGCGCCGGGTCCAGTTCGATGAACGCCATGCTCAGTTACCCTCCTCGATCGTCTGGAGATCCTGCGGGCGGACCCACTGAAACAGCGGGCCGGAGGTCCCATCGGCGTCGGTCGGGATGGCCTCGACGCCGACGCGCTCCTCGTCGGTGTACTGCTGGAAGTCCTCGGAGGCGACGTCGAGGTTGGTAACGCGGCCCTCGACGACCTCGCCGCCGTAGTAGACGTCGTCGGCCTCGGCCGAAACGAGGACGCGGTCGCCGATCTGGAATGCAGACATGATGATCTCCTAGAGAAGTGAGTCGAGGTCCGCGCCCTGGAGCGTCGGAGTCTCGGTATCAGTAGTGGTGTCAGTAGAGAGCGCCAGATCGTCGGTTTTGCCCACGGGGAGAATCCTGCCGCTGGGTGCGGCCTCCTCCGGCGCGTGGTCGGTCTGCCGTGCGCGGCGGACGCCGTCGAACGCGACGCCCTTGGCTACGCGCCGCTTGGTGAGACCGCGCTCCTCCAGTGCGGCGAAGAACGTCTTGCGGGTCCAGCGCTCACGTGCCGGGAGGTTCTCGTCGTCGGCCCATTGCAGGTACGACTCAAAGAGGACCGAGCCCTCGACCCGCCCGGCCTCGGCGTCGTGGATATAGACGCCAGGCAGGAAGCCCGCGAGGGCGTCGGAGGTCTCCCGGTACTCTTTGGTGGACGTGCGGATAATGTCCGGGTCGCGGAGCCCGTCCTTGTACCACTCGCGGGCGCCCTGGACGGCCCAGGCGAAGATCCCTTCTGCCTCGGCCAGGAGCTTGTCGCCCAGCTTGTGATCGCGCTCCTCGGGCTTGAAGTAACGCTCCCACGGGATCAGCTTGACGCGGCGCCACAAGCCCTCATCCTGGCCCTTGAAGCTCGGCTTGAAGTTCGTGGCTAGGTAGAGGAGGAAGGTGGGACGGAACGAAAAGAACTCCTTGCGCATGAATCGCGCCGTGACGAGGTCGCGGCCGGTGACGCGCTTGAGGATCGACTCGCTCATGGGCTTGCCCTGCTCGCCCTCGGCGGCGAACACCTGGCGGGCGCCCTTGAGTGCCGCAATGTCGTTCGGGATGCCGCCGGAGCCACGATCCTCGAAGGTCGAGAAGGGCGTGGTCGTGGTGACTTCCTCGAAGATCTCGGAGAGCGTGTCGGTGAAGACCGACTTGCCGTTGGCGCCCGTGCCCCAGAGGACCGCGAAGCACTGTTCGGCAGTGTGGCCGGTGAGCCCGTAGCCGACAAGGCGTTGCATGTAGGCGGGGAGATCCTGGTAGGCCGGGAACACCTCGCCCAGGAACGACTCCCAGCGCGGAGCCTTGGCCGCCGGGTCGTAGTCCAGGTTGATCCGGCGGGTGAGGAGGAGCGCGGGGTCGTGCGGCTGGAGCTCGCCGGTCTTGAGGTTGACCACGCCATTCCGCGCGGCGACGAGATCGGGGTGCTTGTCGAAGTCGTCGAAGCTGGCCGGGACGCCCTGGACCGCCTGGAGCTCGCGGAGCATCGCGTCGATGCCGCGCGAGGTCTGGACGTGCTTGGAGTAGGCGTTGAGCCGTCCGGCGCGCTTCTTGTCCTTGGCCGAGACGGCCTCGTCCTCCTGCCCAGCGACGGCGTAGGAGGCCTCGCGGGCCAGGTTGCGGACAATGTCGGCGACGGCCTGGGCGTGAGTCCTCACTGCCTGGCGCTCGTCACGGCGCCACACGCCGTTATCGAGGAGGAAGAAACCGACCTCCTCGGAGAAGCGGACGCCGGAGCCGATCGACTCGACGTAGTCGCGGAGGTAACGGGCGCCGCCCAGGTCGGAGAGGCTGTAGCGCTCCTCGTCCCACGCGAGCAATGCGGCCGCGCGCGACTTGACGTGCTCGGTCTCGGCGATCGCACGGAAGATCACGCGCTGGAAGTTGGCGCCCTCCTTGGCCTGCCAGTCGTTGAGGTCGAGCCCCTCGGGGACCTTGAGGACGCGGGCACGGAGCTCGCGGGCGACCAGGGCATCGGCGATCAGACCGGAGAACCGCTGGCCGGAGGGGTCGCCGTCGCCAGCCACGATCGCCTCACGCCCGTCGAGCAACTGGACGACGTCGGCGATAACGGTGGGGTTGGCGGCCAGTCCGGCGCCACGGATGCAGATGGTGTCGAAGCCCAGCATCGAGCCCGTGAGCCCGTCGGAGGGGCCCTCGGTGATCAGGACCTCGTCGTAGCCTGCCGTGCCGGGGAAGTAGCCCACGCGGGCCCAGGACTCGCCCTCGGGCGACTTGGGACCGAGCCAGCGGACGGCCGCGTCCTTCTCCAGCGCGCGGGCCTGGAAGCCACGGGCGACGCCGTCCTTGTCGCGGAACGGGACGACCAGGCGGGGACCGCCGCCGAGATCCTCGGCGAGGCCCAGGCCCAGCCGCTCGACGTCGGCCGTACCGACCCCGAAACGCTCGGCCGCGTAGGCCAGGGCGTCACCTGCGGGCGCGCTGTCGTCGTTGAGCGCGGAGGCGTAGCGGTCCAACTTGACGGCCAGGGCCGCCACTGCCGCCGGAGAGGCCGGGGTGTCCGTGCTGGTCGCGGCGTGCTCGGGCTTGGCGTCGCCTGCGGTCATGCTGGCGAGGTCGCGCATGGTGATCCCCAGGGCCTTGACGACGTCGGGAGTCTTGCATCCGGCGCGGCACTTGAGGAGGACCTTGCCAGCATCGGAGACCGTGATGCGGAGGGACTGTTTGGAGTCGGTGTGGGCCGGGCAGTGGACGAGCCAGCCATCAGGCTCCTCGACTACGTCGGTTAGGGTGGTGAGAAGCTCGTCGAGCGTCATGGCGCCTCCTAGGGGTCGCTGGGGTTATCGGTTTCGTTAGGTAGAGAGCGCCAGTTCGGAGATTCTGCCCACGCCCGGTAGAGTGGGGCGCGCTATAGCAACATCGCTCGATCGAACGAGGAGTACGACATGGGGCTCGGTACTGAGTCGCTGGACACGGAGAACCTGGAGATGGTCCAAACGCAAGAGGCCGCCGCTGACTGGAAGTTGACCTATGTGGTCATTCCAGGCCAGGGCGGCCTCACGACCAGGACGATCGCGGTGTTTGAGGACGGGTCCTATACCGAATGGATGCCAGCGGACGCGCTGGACTAGTCCTCGGGCTGGGAAACCCCGGCCTCCTCGCGGGAGCGTCTCAGATGCTCGCGGTGGAGGTCGGGGTTTTCTTGTGCCAGGAGAGCCTCGGCCTGGCGCAGGCGAAGGACCAGGCGGGCCCAGGTCTCGACCGTCGTAACGGCGTAGCCCTGGCCCGTGCCCTTCCTCGCGCGCTTGACGAACGCCACGCCGTAGTCGCGCTTGGCGCGGACCTTCTGGGCCTCGGCGCCGTCCAGGCCCTCACGTATCGCGGTCTCCCACGACTTGTAGTTCTTGGCCTGGCCGATGAACGGGTCGATCCCGTGGAGGTCGCCGGTATCCAGGATGCCGGACTGGGCCACGCGGCGCGGCTCCAGGCCGAAGCGCCCGGCGAAGATCCCGCCGAGGTACTGGACCAGGTCGGTCTCCCACTTGGTTCCCTTGGCCTTATTGGCACTCATGCGACCCTCCTGGGGAGCTTGAGGAGCGTTACCGAACGGCGGACGGCCGCCTGGGCGTAGAAGTACGACGGATGATGCAGGGCGGGCGGCGTGGTGTAGGCGCCGGAGACGCGGAGCCCGTCAAGCTGGCGGGCGCCGTCCTTCAGGTAGACGACCCGGTCCATCGGCGTATCCGGGTACGTACGGAGCCAGAGGGCGGCGTCGTGCTCGTCGACGGCGACCAGGACGATCATCCGGCGGCGCCACAGTCGCAGGATGCGCAGGCGCCCTCCTGGGCCTCGCAGGCCAGCGCCTCGGCCTTGAGCCGGTCGATCTCCTCCTGGAGGTAGTCAGGGTGGAAGCCGGACCAGGAGCGGGTCGGCGAGACGACGACGGGCGCCTCCGGGAAGCCGTACGACTGGGCCTTGTCGCGGTGCTCCTCGTTGCCTGGGAGCGTGACGTCGATGTAGTCGTAGTCGCGGCCCTCGACGAGACCGGCGGAGTCAAGTTTGCGCTTGGTGGCCTTGCATCGCTGGCAACGCGGGCCGGTGGAGTAGACGATCAGGGAAGGGGAGGACATGGATCTCCTTGGGTTGTGTAAACGGGTTAGGGGACGCAAAAGCCCCGCGCCCGGCCGGGGTGGCTGGACGCGGGGCGGTTGCGCGGTGTGGTGCTACCGCGAGCGGGTGATGGCCCAGGCGTGGAATCGCTCGGACCATTCCTCCAGGACGTCAGCCCAGACGGGCCACGCCAGGAAGGTCGAGGCGAGGAGCCACCATGCGCGGATCACCTGGAGGTGATGAACCGGGTGGCCTGGCGCTTGAGCCAGGTTCCGGTCGTGCCGACGGCCACGACGCCGACGACTGGCGCCAGGATCAGCGCGAGCCAGAGCGGGAGGTAGGCGCCGAACACGACGGCCACGGCGACGACCAAGAGGATCACGAGGATCGAGACGAGCTCGGTCTTGACCTTGAAGCGCAGTTCCGGCGTCATTACAACGAGCCCTTGATGGTGATGGTCGGCTTGGTGTACTGGACAAGCTGGCCAGCGCGCGGGCCGTTCTTGGCGGTGAACTCGACCTGTTCCAGGCCCAGGACCGCTACGGCCTTGCCCTCGTCGGAGTCGGCGATCGCGTCCTCCAGGGCGCCCTCGACGTCGTTGTAGGCCATGTCGGAGGCCAGAGACCAGGAGCCGGTCTGGAACTTGAAGATCCCGAGATCCTCCTGGCCCTTGAGGCGGAAGTAGACCTCGATCTGGGGCTCCTTGCCGATGCCGTCACGGGCGCGCTGCTTGCGCTCCTGGAAGGACAGGTTGGCGTCCGGGTCGGGCTCGCCCTTGCGCTCCTCCGGGAAGTCCAGGACCGCGCCGTCGGAGGCCTCGATGAGCTTACCGTTGCGGCTCCAGAGGACCATACGGGAGCGGATCGACTTGACCCCTTCCAGGATCACCTCGACCTCCTTGGAGGCCGTGAATACCTCCAGGTTGTCCTCGCCGGTAGCTTCCCATTCCTGGGGCGTATCGCCGCCGAGCCATTCGTGGATCGCGTCGGCGACCTCGGGGTCTCCGGTGGTGACGCGCCATTCCGTCAGCGCCGCCGGGCGCTTGTTGATCTGGTGGCCGGAGCGGAAACGGCCGACAATGTCGTCGGCGAACTTGTTCTTGGGCTTGGCGGTTGCGGTGTTGGCGTCGCCAAAGATTTTCAGTGCCATCTTGTATATCCATTCTGGTCTATGCGACCGGGTCGCGGGCCCTAGTGGCCCTCGATGCTTACAGAGGTAGAGAGCGCCAGTTTGCCCAGAATGCCCACGGTTTCACGTGAAACATTCCGGGCAACCTGGCGTGAAACTAGACCGGGCGGTAGCCGGAGGCGACGAACGAGGCCCAGACGGTCGGGAAGCGCGCCTCGACGTCCTCGGCGATCTGCCGGGCGATTACCTCGATCTCGTACTGGGGCTTGGACCGCTGGACCGCGTCCTCGCCCCAGTCGACGCGGAGCGCCAGGAAGTTGAGGACCGAGCGCAGGTTCGCCGTGTAGTAGAGCGTCGAGTAGGTGTTGACGGGGAGCACCATGCGGGCGACCTCGCGGGCGATGCCCTGGTCGATGAGCTCGTGGTAGGCGCGCCACGCCTCGACCGAGACATGCCGGATCGCCCAGGCGACGTCGTCATAGTCGGCGGCCGAGCCCATCTCGAACTCGTACGCGCCGACCTTGCCGACCTGGCGGAGGTGGCGGCCATACGGCGGGAGGTAGAAACGCCCCTCCAGGACGCGATACCGGCCGCTCTCCTCGTTGAACGACGAGACCCGGTGCCGGAGGATCTCGCGCATGATGAAGATGGGCGCCTCGACGCGGTAGGTCGTTACCGCGTGCTCAAACGGCGAGCCATGGCCCGAGCGGTAGAGGTAGGCCAGGAGCCCCTCGGACTCCTCGGCCGTAGCGGAGGAGCCCAGGGTGGAGACCCTGGCGGCGCGGACGATCGAGCCCTCGTCGCCCATGGCGTCGATCATCTGGACGGGGAGCGCGGAGGTAAATACCGGGGCCGTCATTCGGCGGTTCCAGGCTTGGCGATCCCGGCCGGGCGAGTGACCTGCGGGCCCGGCGTGCTGGCGTTCTTGCCGACGGTGACGTGGCGGAACGCGGAGACGCCCAGGATCTCGGCGATCTTGGCCGAACGGCGGGCGCCCATATGCGGGAGGATCTCGCGCATGATGGCGGCCGCACGCGGGCCGGAGATCTCGGAATGCCACGTCGCCTTATTCGGCGCGGGGTGAAGCGAGAGGCGGAGCTTGGTGTCCATCAGCGAGGCGGCACGGCCAACCACGTCTCTGTCCGTCATTGCCACGCGGATACGCGGGTACTTGCCACGGTGGGCATCAAAACTGCCCTCACCCTCCAGGAGGCCAGCCAGCCAGAGAAGGTCGTCGCGGTCGCCGTGGACGGCGGGAGTAGGTTCAGGTGTCATACGGGGTAGACCTCCAGGTCCGGGAGATAGCGAGGAGCCAGGAGGTCCTCAACGGTCAGTACGGGGAGCCCGATGGCACGGGCGACGGCGACCTCCAGGGAGGCGCCACGGGAGTCGTCCCAGCCGGGCAGGACGGCCACGCCGTTTACACGCGAGACGACGGCGGCCAGGTCGCGGCGCATGGCCGCATGGGTCGCGGTCTCGGTCCACTCCTCGACCGGGGCGTCCGGGTCGAAACCCTCGGCCAGGTCCATCTCGGCGGGCGAGAGCACGGAGTAGCCCCGCGCGCGGAGCGCCCTGGCGGCGTCCAGGAAGGCGTCGAAGTTCCAGCGGTGGCGGCCGGTCATGGGGCCCGCCAGGTAGAGCCTCACTTGCCGATCTCCAGGTCGAAGTCCGGGAGGACGTTCTGGGGCTTGATGATGATGCGGGTGTGGTACTCGCTCACGTCGATCCCGGCCTCCTGCGTGACGACCCACGCGACGTCGGTAGCCTTGCCCAGGTAGTGCTTGCGGTAGTCGTCCGGCCCGTGCTTGCACGTCACGACCAGATCACCCTCGCGGCCGATCGAGCAACGGCCCTCGACGTAGAAGAGGTACTTGTCGGTACGGGTGTTGACGCCTACGACCTTGCGCTGGACCTCAAACTGGTCGGCGGCGGTGGCGAGGTTCTCGTTGACCTTGGCGGCGTCGGACTCGCACGCCGTCAGGGCCAGCGCCGCCGCACCCACGAGAGCGAGCGCGGCGGCCTTCTTGATGAATGACTTCACTGGGGCCTCCTAGGCCTGGAACTTGTAGTCGCGGATGCTGGCGGCCTCGCGCTCGACCTCGGCCCGTCCGGGGTCGCCGTCGTAGTGGGAGAGGCCCTTGACGGCCTTGATGGCGGCCTCGCGGTCGCCGTCCTGGAAGTCGCCGAGGACGTACGGGTCGGCGTCGCCGAAGAAATTACAGCTACAGCCGGACTCCTCCAGCCAGTAGAAGCGCCGGGCGTCGGGCTTGGCATAGACCGCGATGGTGGTCCAGTCCCAGACTCCGGCGGAGAGGCTGGCGACCTCGACGAGGCCCTCCTGGGCGATCAGATCAGAGAGGTTCACTTGGCGCCCTCCCAGTCACAGTCGAGCCCGCCAGCGGAGCCGTAGGCGTAGACCAGGCACTCGACCTCGCGGCCGTCCTTGAGGGTGACGGTGGTCTCGTAGAGACCCTGGCCGTGAGAGACGCCCTTGGTCGCCGGGGTGACGCCCTGGTCGGCCTGGGGGTAGATCGCCGAGCCGCACGAGACGACGGAGAGGCCTACCCAACCGATAATCGCGGCGGAGATGGCCCAGTCGCCGACGCGCTTGAGGTTGCGCTTGACGGGCGGGAGATCCTTGTCGGTGTATTTGTTGTAGATCCAAGCCATGACGGCCTCCTACTTCTCGGTAGCGGCCGCGCGGGCCTTGGGGGTACGGCGCTTGGGGCCGGTCGGCGCGTTGTCGGCGGGGCCGGAGGCTACCGCACGGCCGACGATGGTGGGCTTGATCTCCTTCTCGTACTTGAAGATCTCGCGGAGGTGGAGGAATACCTCGTCGAACAACTCGCGGTCGGCGCGGACCGGGACCAACTGCCAGCCCTCGGGGCGGACGTGCATCACGGCGCCGCCATCGGCCTCAGGGACGGGGATGCGCCCGCCGTCCTCGCGGATGATGTGGTCGGCGAAGCGGTAGGCCGCAAGCTGGACGCCGACCTCGGCGTGGATGCCGGAGCGGGTCGTCTTGTTATCGCCCCAGATACGCTCGCCGTCGATCGTGGCGTACCAGTCGAACGAGCCCGCGTACTGGTGCGTATCGCTCCAGACGGTCTCCTCCAGGAAGTGGAACTCCGGCTGTTTCAGCGTGAGGAACTCGTCGAAGTGGCGGACGAAGGGCTCCAGGTCCGGGTGGACGCGGCCGACGGTCTCGCCCTTGGCCATACGCTCAAAGAGGTCGTGCGCGGCGGTGCCGGTGTCGGCGGCCTTGCGCGTGTTGCGATCCGGCGCCTTCTTGAGGAAGTCGATGGCGGCCGAGTTGTCGGTCGGGTTGTTGAGGACCATCTGGACGACGGTGGCCAACTGCTCGACGGCCGTGGTGGCGACTTCCTTGGCGGCCCAGTAACGGAGGAAGTCCTTGGGGAGCATCCCGAGGATGCTGGTCACGCCGGGGACCTTTACGGCGCCGTCGTCGGGATTGACGTAGAAGCGGGCGCCGCCGCGCTTGATGGTGGATACCTTGGGAGTAGTCACTGGGACCTTCTCTCTGTAGCTGTGTATTGGGAACACAGAGAGAGAGCGCCAGTTTGGCCAGAATGCCCAAGGTGGGGAGCGGGCGGAGCCCGTGGGGTGCCGGGAGTGGCGGGCGTGTGTAGAAGTGTCGATATGCAACTACACTCCCTATCCGTCCTCAAGAAAGCTAAGACTTGAGAGGGGATAGAGAGTGTAGGTACAGAACGACACTTCTACATGCGGGGCGCCTCCCGCGTCACTTTCGGCGGGCCCCGCTCGCCTCGGCGAGGTCGTCCGATCGGTCGGCGATCGCACGGAGGGCCCTGCGGGTCTTGCGGCGGCCCTCGGGCCCCATCATGGCCAGCGCCTCGGAGGAGATCCGGTCGAGGGCGTGCTGGATCATCTCGGCGACGTGGAGGATCTCGTCGGCGTCGGTGATCTCCGGCCCTCCGGCGCCGAACACGGAAAGGATCTCGGCGTGCCGCTCGCGCTTGGTCACGGACCGCTCGCGCGGGCTCTCGGGCTTGAGGCCCAGCGCCTCGATCTGCTCGGCGTCCAGCCGCTCGCGGAGCACGTTGCCAGCGTGGTATCGGATCGCCGCCTGGACGGTCGCCAGTTCGTTCCCTGGCACGTTGGCGAGCGTCGTGGTCTCGCGGACCCATCGCCGATAGGCGTAGGTCCGGCCGAGCCAGTCGGGCGAGCCTTCCTTAGTGAAGAAATGCTCGCGGGCCTCGACGAAGTTCTCGGCGACCTGGCGGAGATCCTCGGTCTTGCCCTCGATCAGGTAGTGGCGCAGGGCTCGCACTGCCGTCCGCTGGGCCTCGGTGAGGTGCTCTAGGGTCGTGGTCATAGGGCCATGCTAGCGCGCGTAAGGGTCTTACGCCAGAACGCAAATAGCCCGCCCTCCCACACTTGGCAGGAGGACGGGCTATAATGCGCGGGGCTTGGAGAAACCCTAGGAGACGACGCGGTCGGCGATGTAGTGGGCGGTGGCCTGGAGGCTTTCGATCGGGCCATTGTTGAGGAACCCGAAGTCGACGACGTAGTCGTCCAGGGCGGTCTCGCTGGGGTGGAGGTCGCCGTCCAGGACGGCCGCACGCTCCAGGCGGACCAGGTAGCCGCCCATCTTGCGGAGGGTGTCGGCCTCGTTCGGGAAACGACAGTCAGTGATCACGACCGGGCCGTCGATCTCGTTGATCGCGTCGACGGCGGCGCGGACCCAGAACCCGTCGTCGATCCAGCGGATAGCGTCCGTGCCGAGCCGCTGGAGGGTCTCTCGGACGCCTGGGACGAAGTCCTTGGCCCGCTCCCAGCCGATCGCGTCGACGACGTCCTGGAGGCGCCGGTACTCGCTCCCGAGGCCGCCAGGGATCGGCGACGGGCCGACGATGGGGTTGAGCCGGTACGCGGCGCCCTTGAGCGGCTCGGCGAACGAGACGCGGGTAAAGCCGTACTTGGCGACCAGCACGTCGGCGAAGGTGTCCTTGCCGGTACGCTTGCGGCCGACCAGGCCGATGATTGAACTTGCCATGTGGTCCTCCTGGAGTCGAATGGAGCTAACGCCAGGAGAGAGCGCCAGAAACGCGATATTGCCCACACAGCAAGAGAGCCCCTCCCGAGGTGGGAGAGGCTCTCTCGTGGCTGGCGGGCTACTTGAGGATCGACCAGTTGCCCTCGTCGAGGAGGCCGATGCCCTTGGCGAAGACGCCCTCGCGCTTGGCCCAGTTGATGAACTCGGCCTTGATCTTGTTCATTGGGATGCAAAAGCACTCGCCGCCGACCTGGACCGGGACGGTCTTGCCGCCGGGGAGCTCGGCGTGGATATAGCTGACGTCGGCGAGGCGGCCGACGTTCGGGCCGTGCCATTCGGTGAGGAGGCGGACGCGGGAGATCCGGCCGCCCTCGGCCTTGACGTCGGCGAGCGTGTAGGCCCGCTCGTAGTCGACGCTGGCGTGGTAGGCCTGGCCGTCGATCAGGCCGTTGGTCTCGTTGGGGTTGAAGCGATCTTCCATGGTGTCCTCCTCGGTAGGGTTACTGCGTGTAAACGAGCTTACAGGAGAGGGGCGCCCTTGCGCAAGACGCCCCTCGGAGGGCCTAGGCCCGGTGGGTGTTGCTGTAACCCTGGAGCCAGTTGTAGGCCCGGTTGAGCGGGAGGTCCTTGGCCCTGGAGACCCGTGAGGCGGCCACAGCGACCGAGCGCCGGTCGCGGGAGCCGGGGAAGGCGACGCGGAGGGTGATCATCATCCAGGCCCCGTCGGCCCCGTTGGAGTAGATCAGGCGCTCGCCGCCCGCCTCCAGGGGCTCCATCTGGACGTCGAAGCCCTGGGCGATCGCGTGGCGGGTGAGCTCGTGGGCCCAGCGGTCGGTCTTGTCGGAGAGGTAGCGGGTCTCAGTCATGGCGGGCTCCTAGCTGGCGTCGGTGAAGCGGATGGAGTGGGTGGGGATCATCAGGGCCGCATTGAGGGCGGCGCCCATGTCGCGGTAGGTGTCAGCGTGGACCATGTCGCCATTGTCGGCGATGATCACGAGCTCGACGTCTCCGGCGGTCTCGTTGCGCCTCACGGTGGCGAGTGCGGTGGGGTAGGTCATGGTGTCCTCCTGGGTTGATCCTGCGTCGTGTAAACGATGCTACGCCACGAGGGCCGCTACGCGCAAGCCCTTTCGCGCGGGTCGGTGGGATAATCGGAAGATGAACACAGAGACGCTTATCATCCTCGGCGGTCTCCTCCTGGCCGCCACTCAAGTCGCCCTCGTCGTTATCGTGGCCAGCCTCAACCGGAGCCTCGACCGCGCGCGGGCGCGGATACGTCGCCTGGAGCGGCAGATGAACCGCAAGCACGCCCGGTCGGCGGACCAGCCCTCGACCACGGCCATCCCGGTCGTCGAGCCGCCGGAGGAGCGGTAGTTTCACGTGAAACGACGAAAAGCCCCGCCCTCCGGGAGTGGAGAGCGGGGCTCGGGGTCGTGCTAGTCGGCGAGGTGCTTGGGCCCGGTCTCGGGCTCAACGGCGACGGCCGCGCCTGCGGACGGGTCGGCCATCGGGACCTGCGGGTCGGCCACGGGCGTTACGGCGCCGCGCGTCCAGGCGACCAGGATGGCCGTGCCGATCAGGTCGATGGCGCCAGCGATGGCGGTCTCGGCGCTCTCGTCGATCGGGAGGACGCCCAGGACGACGAGCACGTGGATAAGGGCGGTGATCGCGGCGACGATGGCGCCTCGGACGATCAGCGGCTCGCGGGTAGAGAGGTTCATTACGGAGCTCCAAACAGTCGGGCGATGATGGGACCGGCGGCCAGCACGAGCATGACGCCGGAGGTGACGGTGGTCCAGAGCACGCGCGGGGAGACGCTGGGCTTGGCCTCCTGGACGCGGAGGCGGGCCTCGTGGTCGTCCAGCTTGGTCTTGTGATTCTGGAGGTCGGCCCCGTGCTGTGCCAGGGCTACGTCGATCTTGGCCTCCAGGCGGGTCATACCGACCAGGAGGGCGGCGCCGTTATCGGTGCCGGGCGCGGTAGTGAGGACGTTCTCGTCCATGGCTTACTTGATCCCCAGGTGGGCGAGGATCTTGTCCAGCTTGACGGCGTTGGCCTGGGCGGTCTCGCGTGCTTCCTTGGCGTCGCGTGCGGCGTCCAGGAGGATCGAGAATACCTGGCGCGGGTCGACCTTGCCATAGCGGTAGGCCCAGACGTTGTATTCCTTGCGATTGTCCTTGGGGTCGGTTGCCACTGCGGGCTCCTTTACGATTGGGGCGGGCTTAGGTGCGGGCTTGCTCGCGGGCTTGGCCGGTGCCTTGCGCGCGGCGGTGATCGCCTTGGCCATGCGGTCCAGCTTGGCGAGATCCCACTTGCCAGGGCAGGCGGTGGCGTGCCACTTCTTATGCGGCACGAGCGGGACGTTGCCGTAGACCGCGCGGAGGTCGGCGATCACTTCTGCGGCGCCCTGGTAGTCGAGTGCGGTGGCCTCCGGGCGGAGCTCCAGGCCGATCGAGCGGGCGTTGCCGGTGGCGTGTCCGGCGTGCCAGGCGGCATTATCAGGGTCGACGATGCACGTGGCCAGGAGGCCCGAGATCACGTAATGCGCCGAGGTGTTGCCGTTGGCGCGGCACAGGTAGTTGACGACTCCGGCGTGGGACTGGCCAGTCAGGCCCCAGTGGTGGATCGTGATGTACTCGACCTTGCGGGCCATGCCGTAGACGGCCGGGACGCTGGCGGCCGGGGTGTAGTTGGGCGAGGAATAGCGGGTCTCGTAGGTTACTGCCATTAGGACTCCTTGGAAGTTGATTCGGCCGATTCGGTCGACTTGGCCTCGGCCTGGGCCTGGAAAGTGGCCACGATGGTCTCTAGCTCGGCGATGTAGGCGTGAGCGGCGCCGAGCTTGGTGGCGAGGCGCTGGATGGTGTCGCGGTGGTCGATCTGCATGGGGTGTCCTTTGCGTGGGAAGGGGTGGTTTGTGGGCGCGCGGAAGTAGCCCCGGCGGAAGGGCCAGGGCTACTCGCGCGGGCTAGAGACCGGCGGCGTCGAGCCGGGCGGTCAGGGCGGCCACTTGGGCCTCCAGGGCGTCGTGGTCCATCTTGAGGACCATGGCGTCGAACTCGGCGGCCACCAGGCGGTCGCGGAGACGGGCGACGACCGGGATAAGGGCAACGCCGAGGCGGTCATACATGAGGCCCTCGACCTGGCCGTCCTCGCCGTAGACGACGAACTGTTCCAGGCCAGCCTCGGCGACCTCCTCGCCGATCATGCCGGGGATGCGGCGGAGCGCGCTGGGCGCCAGCGTGAGGGGCTCGCCCTCCGGCGACTCGGTCGGTTGGTCGGCGACTTCCAGGTCCTTGAACTCGGCCATGGCCTCGGCCTCGTTCTTGTCGAACCAGGTGGCGGCCTTGAGGCTCAGGATCTTGTCGTCGATCTCCGGGCCGAGGTGCTCGATCGCCAGCTTGTTCCGGCGGGACGACGTCGAGCGGAACATGATGCCGTCGTCGCGGATATAGACGTTGGCCGCCGAGCCGGTCGTGAGGCCGTAGATCGGAGCGGCGCGGACGTACGTGCCGGAGGTCGAGCGGTAGAGGCCCATGATGGCGCCGTCGGAGTTGTTGCGGAGCACTGCCGCCCAGTCGCCCGCCGTGGCCATCGTGCCGCCGACGCGGACCCATCCGCTGTCGGAGTCGAGGGTGGTGTTTCCCGTCGAGCCGATGTGAGCGACCCGGATGGTCTGGAGGGCCGTGGAGTCAACACTGGTGAAGTGGATCGGGTAGTTCGACTGGACGAAGTTGGCGCCGTACGTGACGCCGGTCATTGACTCGTACTGGCCATCGAACACCAGCTTGGTCTTGTAGTAGCGGATGCGGTCGGCGCCGACCTCCATGCCGAAGCCGCCGTTGACGTACATGCGGATGGCGGGCGTGCCTCCGGTGTCGCCGAGGTTGCTGGCCGAGAGGTTGATCACGGTCCCGAATAGGTCGGTCTGATTCCCGAGCGACTGGACCTGGGAGTTGCCGGAGCCAAAGAGGACGACGCCGTCGACGTTCGATCGGAACGTGTTGGACGCGCCGATCCACATGGTGTGCTCCAGCGTGCTCGTTAGCTGGACCCGGCCGTTGCCGCTGATACTGATTCGGTTGTTCGGCGTGCCGTCGGTGAGGAAGGCGGTGGCCGCACTGTCGGCGTCGGCGGCGTATAGCTGGAGCGACGCGCGCCCGCCCTGGGCCAGGCGGGGCGACCATAGCTGGAGCGAGGTGTTGCCGGTCTCGCTGGGGTTGTCGCGGTTGATGAACTGCTCGGCGGGCGCGAGCTCGTTGGGGTCGCCGGAGAATAGCTCGATCACGGCCTGGCCGAGGCCAAACGAGTTCATCCCAGGGCGGAGCGTGACGCCGGGCTGGCCGGGGAAGCCGGTCGAGACGTCGCCGACCGCCGAGAAGGCGCCGGTCTCGCCGTCCAGGAGGAACGTGTTGTCGCCGTCGGCGTCGAACACCAGGAGGGCATTGAGCGCGGAGTCGAGCTTGATGCCGCGCCGTTCGGTCGGCGAGACGTCTGCCTCGGTCTCAAAGTTGGCGCCTCGGAAAGTGCCGCCGACAAAGGTCTTGCCGGTGAACATGTCGGCCGAGACGATCGTGGCCTCCAGGTCGGCGATGAACCCGGCGTCGGCCGTGAGCGAGTCGACGTCGATCTCGGCGGCGTTGATCCGGTGGGCGCCGAGGACCTTGGCCCAGAGCTCCTCGGAGGCGACGATCTTGGGCGCGGTCACGGCCTCGTCGAGGATCGCGTTCGATCCGATGAACGACTCGGCCAGGGCCATCTTCGCCACGACGACGTCGGCGAACAGCTTGTCGGTCACGGTCTCGTCGATCGGATCGGTGCCGGGCGCCAGGTTGTCCAGCGGGACGGGCTCGGCCAGCTTCTCGTCAAGGGACTTCTGGGCGTCCAGGAGGATCGAGCCCGCGTTGGTGATGGTCGTCACGGCCGCGTCGATCTCAGTGGGTGTAAACGCGCTGGGCGAGGTCGGCGTTGCGGTGGAGACGACCGAGGCCGCGCCAGCCTTGCCAGCGAGCGAGCGGGTGACGAGCCGGACGTAGTAGGGGACGGGGTCCAGGCCGGAGACGGTGATCTCGCCGCCGCGCGGGGACTCGATGGTGCCCTTGAGCGTGTCGGCCTCGTCGGCGATCAGTTCGGGGTCGACCGAGACGTGGACCTCGACGCGGGAGAAGTCCATCGGCGGCACGATCAGGAGATCGGGGTTGCCATCGACGTCGCCAAACACGCCATCCCAGCGGACGGTTAGGGAGTTGATCCCAGCGCCCAGGATCGGCGCCGTCGGAGTGGGCGGGGTGGGCCCAGTCATAACGGCGACGCCCTGGGCGCCGTCCCATTGCTTGCCGATCACGGCCGCGAGGTTGCCATCGGCGTCGTAGAAGTCGACGGCGCCGTCCTCGACCGAGGAGTCGGCGAGTTGTGGAGCGCGGGCCAGCGCCGAGAGGCGCCGGTCGTCGGAGGCTATCTTGCGGGCTACCTTGCGTAGCTCAGTGCGGCGATCGGCCATGCGTGGGAGACCTTCCTAGGCGGGGAGTAGCTCCAGGGAGGCGGAGCCGGACTCGGGATGGAATGAGATGGAGATGATCCGGGACCAGACGGCCGAGCCGTTGCCCCATCCGTCGGGATGCTGGATCAGGATCTCGTCGCCGACGTCGTAGGAGCCGAGCCTGGCGTTGGGGTGGTCGACGACCTCCAGTTCCAGGACCTTCTCGTCGCCGCTGTAGAGCGCCAGGAGCGAGTCGGCGAGCCGCTGGGCCCGTGCGGCCGTGCGGATCGACTTGTCCTCGTGGATCTTGGTTCGGTGGAGCCGGTCGGAGATCTTGGAGGCGGTCGCGCGGACCATTTTGCGGCCCTCGCCAGCGCCCAGGACGATTACGGTGTCGGCGTAGTCGTCGCCGTCGCGCTCGATCGTCGGGACCTCGTAGACGTTCTCGCCGACCATGAACCGGAGGTCGTGGCGGCGATGGCCCAGCATCGGATAGCCGAAGCGCAGGAAGTGCTTGACGCCTCCGGGCGAGACCGGGAGACGGCGCGAGGCCGAGGAGCCGGGCGTACCGAGCCACTCCCAGCCGGGCATGTTGCCGTCGCCGTAGTTCTCGATCGGCTGGTCGCGGAGGGTGAGGGTGGGCTCGGTGATCTCGATCGTGGCGCCGACCGGACGGGTAATCGGATCGAGGAGATCCAGGCCGGTCGAGGTGACGTCGGACGGGATGGCCGCCGTGATCGAGAGCTTGGTCCACTGCCCTGCATTGAGCGCGTAGCCCTGGGACGGGACGCCTCCGGTAAGCCCGTTGAACGCGAGCCGGAGGTTGTAGGTCCCCGCGACCGACACGCGGACCATGGCGGTCGCGGTGTAGATCGAGCCCGGCGTGACGGACGGCCGGGCCGTACGCATGAGGTAGATGGCCGTGGCGCCCGAGGTGGTACGGACGCCCTTGGCCACAGTCGTCCCACGCGGGCCGCCCGTGTAGGTCGAGCCGGTGATGGCGGTGTGGAAGGTCGTACCGCCCATGTAGGCCAGGTTGAACGCCTCGTCGACCTGGGCACGGTCCTCCCAGGAGTGATCCATGCGGTAGTCAAACGGAGTATCGGCCGCCAGGGTGTCGAGCTCGCCGCCGAGATCGAAGTGCTCCCACCAGTTCAGCGCGTAGGGCTTGGCCGCGCCGTCCTTGATCTTGGAGGTCTCGTCCTTGGCCTTGTCGAGCGCCTTCTTGGCGTTCTCCATGGCGAGCTTGTTGGCGGCGGTCTTGCTCGCGTTGTAGGCCTTGCGCGCCTGGTCGTAGGCCGCGAGCGCCGAGCCCTCGGCCGACTTGGCCGCCGTCAGCTTGGGATCTTCTGGGATACCCAGGCGGACGGGCGTGGCCGAGAGCGCGTCGACCTCGACCCCCAGGTTCGCGCCCTTCTTGTCCTGGATATGCGACCAGACGTGCCGGACGATCGTGAGCGGGTCGGTACGGTAGGTCGTGTAAACGCCCGTGTAGGGCTCGTCCTTGGCGTAGCCGGTGAAGCCGACGGCGTCCAGGTCCAGTACCGGGCCGTTCTCGGTGAGCGACTCCAGGATGGCGGCGTCACGGATCACGCCGTTCTCCTCGGCGTAGATCACGGTCGACCAGGGGACGAGGATGGGCTCGCCGTCCTCGCCGACAAGCTGGGCGATCTCCGGGGCGATTGTGCCGGTGATCCCGCCGGGACCGGACAACTCGCGGTTGATCTCAGCCCCGGCGATCGGAAGGTCGTAGTCCAGGAAGGTCTCGGTCCCGTCGCCGTTCAGACGGGACGCTATGAAACGCCAGGCCATCAGTTCGTACTCGGGTCGGCGACCTCAAGGAAGCGGACACTCAGCGAGAGGCCGGAGGTCGGGTCGACGGTGATGGACCCGCCGGAGCCGCCGATAACGCGCGCCTGCGGCCACAGCCGGATCGAGCCGCCACGCCAGGAGGCGGGGATCACGCGCTCGTCGACGAGGGACCAGTTGGTCCGGTAGATCATCGAGGCGGAGCCAGTGTCCCAGGAGAAGCGCTGGGTCTCGGCCTCGTAGCCGAAGCCCACGCGCCCGTACTCGACCCAGAAATGGCCGTACTTGCTGGAGCTCGTGTACTTGACGCCGTGCCACTCGGCGCGGACGATCATGCGGGTCGCCCAGTCGGGGACCTCGATATCCTGGGCGGAGCCGTTCGGGAACTGCTCGCCCGCCGTGGTCGTATTGGCCAGGACCAGGCCCAGGTCGCCCGTGACGGTCGGATTGGCGCGGATAACGTCCTTGACGCGCGGGTTGGCGACCTCGCGCAGGTCCGTAATCATCGCCTGGGTGATCGTGCCGGTCGAGGCGGGCTGGACGATCTTGGCGAGCGGGACGAACGGGTAGGGGAGGTTGGTGATCGAGGAAACGTGGACGGCCTCCACGTACGGGCCGTTGACGACGTCGGCCGGAGCCTGGCCGCCGAACTGCGGATCGGTGATGCGGAGGATGATGTAGCGGGTGGCGGTCTCGCCGGAGCCCGTGGCCGGGATCTCGACGTTGGTATCGGAGGTGTTCCGCGCGAGGTACGACTGGGAGGTCGCGCCGGGGTAGCGGTTGTACATGGTGGCCGCGCCAGGACCAATGCGGACGGCCGTGCCGGGAACGGCCAGCGCGCGGACCAGGAGGTCGCCGGGCTGGATGATGCCGGTGGCGCCCTGTGTGGCGGCGAAGCCCAGCAAACGGGCGACGCTCGGGGAGTGTTCGGCGCCGCCGCCAATGAACCAGGGGACATTATCGAGTGCCATAGGTGGGCTCCTTAGAGGACGTGGTAGGTCGGCCGCCAGGAGACGGTCGCCGTAGCGGTTGCGGTCGCGTCAGTGCCGCCGAAGTTGATCTCGGAGGCGCCGGGGTGAAGCCGGGCCAGGCCGAGGCGGGACGCGCGCGAGAGGTAGCCCGCCAGGCTCGCGCCATCGTTGCGGAGCACGGTGCCCTTGCGGGTGTCGATCGTTACCGACTGGTCGTAGGCCAGGACGACGCCGGGGAGTTCCACGCTCCAGCCGGAGGCCCAGACGCGCGGACTGGAGATCGGGCCGTTGATCGTGATGATCATGGGCGCCGGAGCATCGCCGCCGACGTCGGTAATGAGGCCCTGGCGCTGGGCGCCGGAGACGGTCGTGAGCGGGGAGACCAGGGGCGAGAATAGCCCGCCGGACTCGACCGGGACGAGGCCGACCGTGAGGGCCTGGGCCTCGTCGGCGTAGACAAACGCCTCGGACGTGACGAACTCGGCGGTTGCGAGCATCGTGCCGGACGTGGCCGCGCCGTTAGGGGCCGGGGCGAACTTGCGCGGGCGCCCGTAGACGCGCCGGATCTCGCCGCCGATCATGTAGCGGAGTGTGGCCTCGTAGCCCGGCGTGGCCAGGCCGAGAGGCCGCCAGGCCCGAGCAACGCCCGCGAGGGCGGCCCGAGCGCTGGCGGCGCTGTCGGTGTTGGTTGCCAGGTCGAGGAGCCACGTGGGGCCCGAGACGGTGTCCGCGCCGAAGCGGCGGAGGCCCGTGGTCGGGCTAATGGCATCCTGGTCGAACCAGTCGGCCGAGCCAGGATCGAACGACTCCACGACCACGGGCGAGTCGAGGCCCATGGTGTAGCCGTTGAGGTCGAAGTCGCCCTCGATCATTGGTGCCTCCTTTAGGCGTACTTGCCGCCACGACGGGCGCGGCGATGGGCGAATAGAACGGCGTCGGCGAACTCGTTGGGGTTGTCGCCAGAGATCCCGTTGAGGACGATCTGGGTGCCGCCCAGCGGGACGCTATCGGCGCCGTTGATGCCGCCCAGGGACGGGAGCCCGATGCGCGGCGCCTTGGGGATCAGGCCGTCGGCCGCCTTCTGGACGCCACGGGCGCCCTTGCGGATGCCCAGCGCCATGCCGTCGGCCGTGTGCTTGCCCAGCGCCATGAACACGCGCGAGGGCGAGTGGATGCCCAGGGCCTTCTTGACGAAGCCGGGGAGGGCGTCGGTGATGGTGGACTGGATCGCGGAGATCACGTTTCCGGCCATGCCGGTGATGCCGTTGATGAAACCCTGGATCGCGTCCTGGCCAGCGGAGAGGAGCGTGCCTCCCAGATCGCCCAGCGCCGACATGATGTTGCCGGGGAGCTCACGGAAGAAATTGAGCGCGGTCTCTATGCCGGACGAGATCGCCGAGCCCAGGTTGGACATGGCCGTCGAGATCGTCGAGGAGATCGTGGACCAGATCGTGCCGACGAACGACGAGATCGAGTTCCAGACGCTATTCCAGACGCCGGAGATGATCGAGAGCCCGGCCGAGATCAGCGAGCCGACGATGGCGATGGCGCCAGTGATCACGGCGACGATCGTGTTCCAGATGCCGGAGAGGATCGAGACGATCCCGTTCCAGACTTGGCTCCAGTTGCCGGTCAGGAGGCCGGAGAAAACCTGGATGATCCCGATCACGATGGGCAGGGCCGCCGAGATGATCGAGACGATCACGCCAAATACGGTCGTGACTACGGGCATCAGGCTATTCAGGACCGGGACAAGCTGGGCGGCGATCGTCGAGACCAGCGGCAGGACGGCGGCCATAAGCTGTGTAAACAGCGGGGCCAACTGCATCAGGAGCGGCGCGAGTGCCTGGATCGCCACGTTCAGGACAGTGGCGATCACCTGGGCCAGCGGAGCCACGACCGGGAGGAGCGAGACGAACGCCGACACGAGCGGAGGCAGGATCGACGAGACCAGGGACAGGAGCACCGGGGCGAGCGTCTGGACCGCCGTGAGGAGGGCCGCGCCGAGGACCGGGATGAGCGGCTGTAGCGACGTCAGGAGCGACATAACGACCGGGACGAGCCCGGCGATCACGGCGCCCAGGATCGGGCCTAGCTGGGCCGCGAGCATACCGACCGTTGTGGCGACCGTACCGATCAGCGGGCCCAGGCCGGAGAAGGCCGGGAGGACCGCGTTGATGCCGGTCACGAGCCCGTTGAGGAGCGAGTCAATCCCGGCCGTCAGGGCAGGATTGGCCAGGGCCGTCGCCAGCGTGCCGAACACCTTACCGGCGAGCTCGCCGCCCACAGAGAGGACGTTGGCCAGGGTAGGCGCCAGGGTGGCGAACAGGTTGCCCAGCGGGCCGAGGGCCGTGGACAGGCCAGCGACGCCGGAAGCGGCGCCAGCGAACACGGTGGAGAGGCCGGTCTGGAACGCGGGACCGTTGACGATCGTAGCGACCTGGGCCAGGCCGTCCGCGAGGCCGCCCAGGGAGGACGTGCCAGCGGCAGACATGGCCGAAAAGATCCCGCCCAGGATCGAGCCCACGGAACCGACCACGGAGACGAGGTCGCCGATGGCCTGGAGGCCGCCGTCGATCCACGCCTTGAGCGAGCCGTCCGCGTTGGCGGTCTGGATGAACGCATTGAACTTGAGCGCCAGGTCGGTGAAGCCCTGGCCGAGCGACGGGAGGTAGCCCGCGCCGACGGTCGTGAGCGTCACAAAGCCCTTGACGAGCGGAGCCATGGCGCCGGAGGCGGCCGTGATCCCGGCGACGAGCGGCTGGAAGATCTTGGCCATGTTCCCGCCGTGGCCCAGCATCAGGCCGAGCTCGGTGGCAAGCTTGCCGCCCATGTTACCGAGGGCCGCCGCCACGCCGGACGTGCCGGACTCCAGGCTGGGCAGGAGGTTCGTAACGAGGTCACGGATCGGCCCGGCCGCCCGCTCCCAGAACTCGCCCGAGATGGACCGCTGGAGCCCGGCGAACTGCTCGCCGGTGCTGGCCAGGATTGTCGGAGCGTCCTGGAGTGCGGCCTTGAGCACGCCTCCGGCGATGGCGACGCCAGCGAGGATGCCGGGAACGGCCAGGGCGGCGCCGCCAACTGCGGCGATCGAGACCGCCAGCGAGGACAGGTTGGCCGCCGAGACCAGGCCGACGGAGCCGATGGCGCCGATGGCGGTAACGAGCTTGGCCGCCTGGAGCGGGGCCTTGAGGCCGGACGAGAGCGAGCGGGTGATGCCCGAGGCGATCTTGTTACCGATCGCCAGGCCGATTCCAGGGCCGATCGCGCCCGTGATGGAGCCGAGGAATGAACGGTTGAAGCCGTCGCCCGCCTCCCGGCCGCCACTCGTGCCGGAGCGGCGCATGGCCGGATCGACCTCGCTGGATAGGCGCTTGAAGAAGTCGCGGGCCGACGGAATGATGGTGAGGGTGGCAAACCCTACATTGGACACATGGGCCTCCTATTGGTTCTTGTGCTGGGCCTCCAGCCGCGCGCGCTGGGCCTGGAGCCGAGCCGCGAGAGTCGAATGACGACTCGTTTCCTCGACGGGCTTGGGCCGCGACGGATGGGGTTGGCCCGCGAGGACTTGGTAGACGTCCGCTACCAGGTAGTCGGTAGTGGTCCAGCCCTCGCCGCCGGGCGAGAAGTGCTGGGCTATTGCGGAGTCTGCGGGCGGGAGACGCTTGACAAGGACCGAGAGACGACGGGGCGAGAGCCCGCCACGCCAATACTCGGCGAGGTCGACCCGGTAGTGGCGCTGGAGATCAGCCTCCAGCGCACCGGGCGCCTCGCGGAGTATGCGGGCGAGCGTCGTTAGTTTCCCTCGACGCCGAGGGCGTTCTGGAGTTCCTCGACGAAAGCGTTTACACGGCCGACCTTGTACTTGTGCTTGCGGAACGCGGCGTACTGTTCGGCGCCGAGGACGAGCTTGAGGAAGGTTGCGACCTTGCCCTCCTCCAGGACCTCCAGGGCCTCAAACGGCCATTCGGAGGTCGGGTCCAGGAGGTAGGCGGTCCCGTCGTAGGTGAAGGGGATCTTGTCGCCGAGCGCTTCTGCGGCGGTGGGGTTGGTGGTAGGCATTGTGGGTGCTCCTTAGCGTGGGTCGGGAGAGAAGAATGGGTGCGTGGGTTAGGAAGTGAAGCCAGGAGCCGCCCCACGCGAGCGACTCCTGGCCAGTAGAAGGGGAGGTTACGGGGCGACGTACTCGGGATCGGTGGCGATCTCGTCGTAGAGCGTGCCGTCGGCCTCGGGGTAGATGATCACGGTGATCTCGTAGACCGTCGGGTCGGTCTCGGACTCCTTGATCTCGCCGATCTCAGCGACCTCGGCGGACTGGACGATCCGGCGCTTGATCTTTTCGCCGTCGCGGGTCTCAAAGCCGATGGCGAAGCGCTTGGTCGTCGGGACCTTGACCTTAGAGGTGCGGACGCCTCCGGTCGCGGTGCGGGTCGAGCCGGGGTTGACCAGGTCGAACGTGACGGCGTTGTCCTCCAGGGCGACGAACTTGATGGTTCGCTTGTGCTGGGAACGGGTCTTGCGGTAGAGGATGCCGCCCCAGGCGTAATGCTCGGAGCTTTCCTCCTCGCGCTCCTCGGTGAAGCCTTCCTCGCCGTCCAGGAGACCGGCGGCCTCCCAGGAAGCGGCCCAGGCGGTCGTCAGGTCGGTCGGGCCAGAGGTGCCCTCCGGCGCGATGAACACGTCGGCGCCGTTCCAAAGCTGGGTGTTACTTGCGTTTCCGGCCATGCGGAAACCTCCTTACAGGTTGACCGGCACGAGCCGGGCGGTGATGGTAATGAACGAGAGCGCCTCGCCGGTCGCGGGATCGCCCGCCGGGAGGGGCCCGGTCACGGGCGAAAAGCCACGGAGCCCGCCGCCGGAGTAATCCAGGAGGAGGGCCTCGATCTGGCCCGCGAGGTGCTGGGCCGTGCCCTCGTCCTTATGCCAGACGAGGACGCGCATGGTGGCCCGGCCGTTGAGCCGGGCGTCGCGGAACTGGCCGTCGGAACGGACCTGGACCCACGGGAGGGGACGCTTGCCGTCGGCGAGCGCGGCCTTGGTGGAGACCGTCGCGGCGATCGACCTGGAGGCCAGGACGGCCTTGATCGCGTCGCGGACGACGGGCTGGGGATCGGGAAAGAGGATCGCGGTCATGCGCTCTCCTCGGTGACGTCCAGGCCGAGAGCGGCGGCCGCGCGGACGAGGTAGCCATGCTTGGCCTCGTTGTTGATGCCGGAGGCGTGCGCCAGGGTGACGGAGGCGCCAGCGCGGTCGGCGTGCGGGAACGCGCCGGAGATCACGGGGACGGGGCCGTCGCCGGAGTCAGGGCCGAGCGACTCGACCACGCCAGCGACCTCGGCGGCCTTGAGCGTGACGGTCGCCTGGACAGGGGCCGACTTGAGCATCTCGCGCATACCGTCGCGGTCCGGGCGAATGGATCGAGCCATGCGGCCTCCTATCCTTGTGTCTGAGTGATGATGGCGAGCGTGTAAACGCCCTGGGCGAGCCCCTCGCGGATCGCGGGATCGCCCTGGATCTTGTAGACCTCGCCCTCGTACTCGATGCGGTCCTCGGCGGTGAGGTCGGCCCTGCCGGGGACGATCAGGACGCGCTCGGTGCGCAGGACGCGCCGGGCGGTGTCCTCGTCCTCCTCGGACTGGTCGAACTGGACGACGGCGCGCTTGAGGCGGACCTTGTCCGGGACGTCCCAGGACTCGACGGGGTCGCCGTAGGAGTCCTCGGTGATGCCAGCGCGGAGTCGGTAGACCGGCGGGAGGCGGTAGTTATTCAGAAGCATCGAGATCCTCCTCGGCCAGGAGCGGGAACGGGTCGCCGTCCTCCTTGCCCTCGACGAGGACGTAGACGACGCCGTCCTCGGCGATCACTCGCCGTCTCCATACGCGCTCGGGGTGCGGACGGAACCGACGAAGCCGCCGGAGCGGCCGGTTGCGGCTCGGCGAATCTGGGCGATCTCGGAGCGCTTGAGGTAGACGCCAGTGGTGTCGAGGCCGCCGACGGAATGCTCGCCGAGCGACTCGGACTCCATCGCGCGCGGGTTCTCAAACTCGCGCTTGGCGGCCTTGAGGATCACCAGGGCGACAACCTTGGGAGCGTCGACAGTCCAGGCGATCGAGCGGGTCTCGGAGACCTCGGCGAGGGCCAGGGTCGTCGCGTCGTCGAGTGCTTCCTGGGCGCGTGCCAGGTCCTCCTCGTCGAGCGTGCCTACCGGGAGCCCCAGGCGCTTCTCTAGCGAGCTAACAGGAGGTGGGAGGGGTGTGGCCACGGGTAGCTCCTTTCAGGGGCTCAGAGGCCCCATGAGGCGCCCAGGGTAGGACGCCTCACGGGACTACTCGGATCAGACAGGCTCGACGTCGCCGATGCTCATGCGGAAGGTGGCGCCGCCAGCAACCTCGGAGACGGTTGCGGTGTTGGCGGTGTAGTCGCGCTCGACCTTGTAGAGCGGCAGTTCCGCCACGCCGACGAACGTGGAGACCATGGAGCGAGTCAGGGTCTTGGTCACGTCGTAGTCGCGCAGGTAGCGCAGGGAGTAGCCGCCAGCGGAGACCGACTGGCCCCACTGTCCAACAGGGACCTGCGGGGCGCGGACGGCCAGGGTGAAGGCGTCCTTGTGGAACGCGATGATCTCGTCGTCGCCCACGCGGGTCGACTCGGCGATGTTGAAGCCACGGATCTTGCCCACGTTGCCCTCGCGGAGAGCCTCGGTCGAGCCGGACGCGGAGGCGTCGGTGATCGCGTTGGCGTCCAGGAGCGCGGCGTAGACGTTCGTGCCAACGACCACGTTGAGGCCGGTCTGCGGCACGCCGTTCTTGCGCAGATGCGCGCGAATCGCGGTGAAGGTCGGGACGGGGTTGGCCGCGTCCCAGCCGATC